TTGTAAGTGTTATCATAGTGAATTGTAGATATCCAGTAAAATCTTTTTGTCAAACGATTTGCTTTCTATGGCATTGATTTGATCAACAATGATTTGATCTACACTTTCAAACTTCAAACCATCCACATTAGTTTGTTCCATTTGATCTAGCTTCATAGGAATCAACGTCATTTCACGCAGCTTGTATTCTGGAATCCAAGTCTCACGTAAGAAATTTGCCTCTTCATAGCTAATCTCTATATCTAGATTTACTCTAACATGACTATCGATTAACAAATATGCTTCTGGTTTTTCGATGATATCACTTAGTTTGTGAACTCTGAAAATGGGCTGTCTAGGCCAACTATGAAAGACTGGTTCTTGACCCCATTCTAGAATGGTCATACCACGTGCATCATCACCGGCATCTGCATAATTATGCGGGAAAGCATTACCAATGTACCAAATGTTCTTACGTGCTTGACGCTTATGAAAGTGACCACTGAACACTTTTTCAAACTGTGTCAAGTGATTTTCATTAATCTCGCCGTGATCTGGCATTTCTACCATGGCATTCATGTAGAAATGTGGAAGTTCTAGGTGACCAAACAAATACTTTGCATTGTGCTTTTTAAGTTTTTTGTAATCATCTTGAACTAACCAAGGGGCAAAAACAACATCACCTTTGTTGAAGAAGTTGTTTACAATAGTAACATTGGGTAAATGTTTTGCCCACTCTACACTATGGATATCTCTGCGATCCCTATAATATAGATCGTGGTTACCTGGGATAAAATACACGTGATCAAATGCATCATTCAATTTTTCTAATGCTTGCAAACCAAATTGCAATGTGTGAATGTTAATGCTTGCTCGGTGATGATTCCAATCACCCAAGAACATGCATGTCTCGCAATTTTCTTTTTTGGCCTTTTCTATGAACCAGTCTACAAAATTTAAACAATCTTGGTTGTGTTGTAGGCTGTTCGATTTCAAGCCAAAGTGTATATCCGTAAAAATAGCTGCTTTTTTGAAAAGATTACTCATTCTTGAATTATGATGTATAACGGCTTGAATAGCAACAGCAATGGTTAACTTTCTTCATGGAGTACAGCTCCACTGGATATGCCCTGTCTAGACCAACTAGGATTCAATCCATTTAGTTCTAAAATATCATCACGTATGTTTTGGTTTCGTTTTTCAGTGTTTAAAACTCGACAAAAACTATTAGTAATGGCAGCAGTATAATATGCAAATGGATTACTGGATTTAGCTTCATTAAAACGTAAACCAACATAAGTCAATTGTAAAATAGCACTATTTCGCATCTCATCGTTATATGTGTATCCTCGCCAGTTATATTTCATAGCGTACTTTTCACACATCATAATGTACATACGGGCTAGTTTATTTGTGATTTGTCCATGATCTTTGCTGAAATGTCCGCGGACTAATGGTCCTACCCAATGACTTTTTCCAACGCAATAAAAGCTACCATTCTCATCAATTTTATAATGTTGGAATGGCGGGAAATTAACTTTGACATGAACCATGTCATCTACTTCATCTTTAGTAGATGAATCTTCTAAATCAGCAAAAATTTCATCAGCATCATCTTCAAACTCAAAAATGTCTTTTGCTGTTTTCTTTTTAACAGATTTTCTAGGCTGTTTCTGTGATACGGGTATGTGATCCCAGGTCATTACTCGAAATACTAAACTGGTGATCGGAATGGACTCGGGATCTACTGGTTTACCAGTTTCTACAGAAAGTCTAGTAGCTTTGGTCTCTTTGGCCTGCTGTATAATTTCAGGTTTATTTGCGTATTCTAATGATTTTTCTAGCGATTCTTGCGGTGTATCTACTATGTAATCATAGCGATGATATTCTGGTTTTGTGAAAAAACAATAACTAGTTTTGCTGTCATGTATTTCTTTCAGAATATCTTTATTATTTAGGTAGTTGACAGGTTTTTTGGTGATAGACATAATTTCCTTATTATTTTGCTAAAACTATTGTAGCATGTTGGTTGCGTAAAAGCAACAAAGATTGAGTGAAAAGGTAAAAAAGCGCACTTTTATTTATGCTAAATATAGATGAGGATAAACGATTATGGCACAACGAGGACTTCAAGGGGAAATACTACACACCAGACAGCAAGCCACGGCCCAAGATCAATACAACTACGCTAGTCTACGTGATTGGCGAGTTATTCTGAGTTTGGCCCCGGGTTCTAACTATTTGTACAAAGCTCCTAATCCCGGAATTTTAAAACCATTAACCGATACTGACGGTGTTGTATTTCCGTATACTCCGCAAATTCAAGTACAATATACTGCAAATTATGATACGTCAGACATAACCCATAGTAATTACAAAATATTTCAATACAAAAACAGTTCCGTCGATTCGGTTACAATAACCGGCGACTTTACGGCGCAAGATACTTATGAGGCTAACTACGTATTAGCAGTGATACACTTTTTCCGTAGTGTTACTAAAATGTTTTATGGACAAGACAGTAATCCACAGAACGGAGTTCCACCACCCCTTTGCTATATTTTTGGTTTGGGAGAATATCAGTTTAATAGGCATCCTATAGCAATAACAGGCTTTACCTACAATTTGCCCAATGATGTCGATTATATAAGAGCTAGCACGGACTTAGGTGCAGATCCGTTTACACCGGTATCTAGCTTTTCTGTACAAAACACATCAAGTCCGCAAAATATAAGGTTGAGTTCGTCAAGCATTGAGCCAGGTGGACAACCGCCCATGCCACAGTGGGAAGGTTCTAGGGGAAGCAATTTTGCACCAACACAACAACCTACATATGTTCCTACTAAAATGCAAATACAAATTTCAGCAGTTCCCATTGTATCACGTTTGGATATTAGCACTAGATTTAGTCTTAAAGATTATGCGACCGGTGATTTACTATTGGGAGCACAAAGTGGTAGAGGTGGAGGTATTTGGTAATGGCTACACTTAATAATGTATATCCACCGACAAGCCCGTACTACCTCACTGAGATAGTCAATAAAAAATATTTAGACATTATGACTAATCGAGTCATTCCTGCACTAGGATCCGATGTTTTTTGGACAATAACACAGGTGTATGAATACAGACCTGATACCTTGGCGTATGACTTATATAATGATCCAAGACTATGGTGGGTGTTTGCTCAACGTAATCCGAATAGGCTAAAAGACCCATACTTTGATTTTGTTGCAGGGGTGCAAATATATCTTCCAAAAATGGATACACTAAAATTATCATTAGGCTTGTAATATGGAATACACAGGATATGAGTCAGCATTTATTCCTACCCCGCCCGGTACTGTTTCTCAGGACGAAACTCCATCTGCACCAGTAGAAGCACCTGAACGAGCAGCCTACGGATCAACATACGCAGAAACATTACGTAGAAATATACGTAAAAATCCATTAGCAGCATATTCTAGTTACACATATCAGTTGTCTCTTTATATGATCACGCCTGATGCATATGATGTATTTGTTAGAAATGGCAGAAAAGATATAGAAATTGTAAATCAAGCAGGAGCAGGATGTGATCGAGGAGCATATTTGATTGCTCAAAGTGGCGGAATCAACAACACATCATCTACACGTGCTCCGGGGTTTCATTATGATTATTTAATAGACGATTTAGTTATTAATGCTGCTATTAGTCCCACGGGAACGTCTGCACCGACGACAAACACAGAAATGACCTTCATGATATATGAGCAATATGGTTTTTCGTTTATTTCTAATCTAAAAAGAGCAAAAGACGAATTAAATTTGTATAGTACCACACCTAACATAAAGGATGCCACAAACGCTAGCAGACAATTTTTTATACTAGGTGTTCAGTTTTTAGGTTATGATGATAATGGTAATGTGTTCACTGGCTTAGAAAATACATTTAAACGTTATTATGATATTTTGTTTACAAAAATTGATTTTAAAATAGACGGTCGTGCTACTACTTACAAAATAAATGCAGTAGCGATTCCACCTACAATATCATTTGGTCAAAAACGAGGAGTGATAGATAAAGGTGCTAATCAATTAGTAGGATCTACTGTACAAGAATTGTGCGATGCGTTATGTGAAAAGTTGAATAACGACCAAACATCACAGGTTCCTAAAGATAGAGAGTTTCCAAATAAGTATGTTGTGGATTTTTCATTAGCTCCTGAGATAGGCCAATCTAAAATTATCAGTTCTTTAGACGTAGATAAGATCAAATGGCCCATGGCTGTAGCTAATAACAAAACTGATGTCAATCCGGGTTTAGAAGTCAAAGCACAACCAAATAAAGATGCGAGAATTGTAGCATTTAACCGAGATACCCCAATAATACAAGCTATACAAACAATAATCAATCAGAGTAATTATCTAATAGATGGGTTACAGATAGCATATAATACAAAACCTCAGCCCAATAAAGAAGGTAACGAAGTTGATGTTGAAAGCAATAAACGAGCAAAATGGTTCAACATCTCAACTGTAGTATCAGGAGCAAAATGGGATACAAAAATTAAAGATTTTGCGTTTGAAATCAAATACGTTGTAAAGACATATGAAACACCTTTTGTATTATCAGTAGCAGCAGATAAAACATCGGAATACTATGGGCCATTTAAGAGATATGAATACTGGTTAACTGGTCAAAATTCTGAAGTACTGCGTTACGAACAAACAATGAATAATGCATATTTCACTGTTGCTATAGATACAATGGGTGCAGACTCTGCGACAGGTAATGCTGCTACGGGAGGAAATGCTAATATACCAGTGGGTCTTAATAAACGAACAGCAGGACCAAGACTCGGTAAATTAGATTTAGGTATGGAAGCACAAAATAATTATGTAACAAATCTAATAGACCCGGGTGCATATGCTAAGGCTAGTGTTTTAATTTTGGGTGATCCTGATTTGTTAAGTAATGATATGCCCACCGGAAATCCTGAATTAGATGCTAAAGGAGTACCTTTTTACGGTCCAGATGGGTATAGTTTAGATTCTAGAAGTGGTCAAACGTTTATAGAAATAGATTTTAGAGAAGCAATTGATTATGACCACGATCAAGGTTATATGCGTGTTAATGATAAAATATTGTTTTGGGACTATCCCCCGTCGGTAAAAAAGAAAATTCAGGGTATTGTATTTTATTTAACCAATGTTAAAAGTATTTTTAGAGGTGGAAAATTTACGCAGGACTTAGACCTAACAATGGCCACATTTGGATTCGATAGAGGTTATGGAGAATCTGATCAGGGTAGAGAAGATGCTAGACAACAAGAATATAACAATAATGAACTTCAACGTTTACAAAAACGAGGTAACCCACCAGTTGGGTTAGTACAAGACACTCCACCAACAGGAGCTTCGTCAGGCGGTGATCCGTGCGGGCCTGCTGCAACTCCACAGCAAACTAATCAACAAGCTACTAATCAAGGTGTTGCAGATGACGATGCAACTCCCAACAATGTTGTAATAACAGGAGAAGCAAATCAAGATGTAGGTGGAAATACTATAAATTCACTAGGGGCAGGAGCATAATATGGCAGAGGATATCTTTAAGCCCGCTGGTGCTACAAAGGCAAGCAAACCTGATGCAGGTGGCGGCGTTATTAGATCGGTACCTGTATTCGGTATAGTAAAAAATAATATTGACCCTACAAGATCCGGCAGAATTCAAGTATATATTTCTGATTTAGGTGGCGATGACCCGGATAATCCTGACAACTGGGCTACAGTTTCATACATGACGCCATTTTATGGAAGTGTACAACCAACTGCACCTACTACAGGAGAAGGAGATTATGTAGCCAATCCTGCTAGTTACGGTATGTGGTACAGTCCGCCGGATCTAGAATCGCAAGTTATTTGTATATTCATCAATGGTGATCCTAACTATGGTTTTTATATAGGATCAGCTCCCAAACCAGAAGCGTTGCATATGGTTCCTGCAATAGGATCTTCTGAGAAAATTATCACAAATAATAATTCGGAATCACAAAGTTACGGTGGTGCCCCAATACTACCTGTAACCAATATTAATACTAACAATATAAAAACATCAGATGATGATAACTTTTTAGATTTGCCAAAACCTATACATAGTTATCAAGCTTCCATTTTATTTAAACAAGGTATCATACGTGATACGTTACGCGGAACCATAACTTCAAGTGCTAATAGAGAATCTCCTAGCCGAGTTGGTTGGGGAGTAAGCACACCGGGCAGACCAATATATTCTGGCGGTTATGATGATTCTAGCATTGGTCAAGCAGCATTAGCAGGAAACGACGAATCATTAAAAGTTATATCTCGCCGCGGTGGACATTCTATAGTTTTGGATGATGGTGATTTAATAGGACGAGATAATTTAGTTCGCATTAGATCATCTGCAGGTCATCAAATTATGATGAGTGATGACGGTCAGACAATTTTTATTATACATAGCAATGGTCAATCTTGGATAGAATTAGGCAAAGAAGGCACCATTGACATGTTCAATACTAATAGCTTTAATGTTAGAACTCAAGGTGACATAAATTTACATGCAGATAACAATATCAATATTCATGCAAAGAAAAAACTGAACATAAAAGCAGAGGACATTTATATTCAATCAGAAAAAAGTACTAGCCATAATGTAGGTTCTGATTATAAAATTCAAACTTCTGGTAAATATTCCCATAAGATTAGCGGCACAATGAGTTTGCAATCAGGGGGTACTGGGTCAATACAAAGTTCTGGAGTATTGTATATAAATGGAAGTAAAGTCAATCTAAATTCAGGATCAGGACCTTCTGCTGATGCAGTACCACCATTACAAGACACTGCACATACAGATACGCTGTTTGATAGTGTTAAAGGTTACCTAGCAGCACCTGGTAAATTGAAAAGTATTACAACTAGAGCACCTGCTCATGCTCCGTGGGTGAATGCTAATCAAGGTGTAAATTCACAATCCTCTCCATCTGCTGAGGCAAACCTTCCGTCTGCACCCAACGCTAGCATTACCAAAGCTACACAAGTTGCGGAAACTTCTAGTACGGCTAGCCCACTAGCTCCGGCAGCGTTGGCTACAGTTCCGCCGGTACCTTCTGTAAGTAGCAGTATAGATCAGCAGTCTACAGGTGCGATTGTGGGAGCGGTGGCTACAAATGCAGCTAGCGGACCAGCTGCACAAGCCGTGAAAACAGGCGCCGGTATAGTTCCGACAAATCAAGGTCCTGTTGCAGCATTGGGTTCACTGGGGCAAACACCATCACAATTAGAATCAGCAGGTTTCTTAAAACCGGGCTCATCTACATTAGTAGATTCATTAATCAAAGGTGGACAACCTATTTCAGGTGCATTATCGAAAAATCTATTTACAGGTAAAGGCGGTGTAAGTGACTTAGCTTCCTTTGTGAATAATCCAACTGCTCAATTATCTGGTATGGTGACAAACCTTCAGAAGTCACAAACTGCTCTTACAAATGCAGGATTATTAACAGGCAAAGAATCTCCGGTTGCTATATCAGGTTTGATTATGGCAGGATCTACCTGCGGTATAACATCTACTCTTAATACAGTTAAGAGTATTACCGGAGGTGCAAATGGTCTACCTAGGACAGGTGTACCGGGTGTGACAAATCCTGTCTTTAATGCATTAAATTCAGGTAATTTTGCAGCAGGTTTAGCACAGTCTACTACAGGTGGATTAGGATCAATTTTAGGCGCCGTCGCTGCTATGGGTGTTGTTTCTAATGTCATGGGCAATAAAAATAGAGGAGCGACTGCTATGGCTTTCGCTGCTATAGCAACTACATTATTACCATTACCTAACAAGAGACCTGCAAACTTGAGAGCTATAAATTCTGAAAATATGGCTATAGCCGAAGCTCGATCTTTAAAAACAACTGATCCATTCAAAGATGCTAAAGACTTCTTAAAACTAACTGGTAGATTAGGAGGAGGTCAAGTCAATAGAGTAACTAGTGCAGTTGTAGGTGGATTGAACGCAATTAACAAATACAATAATGCAAGAACTCCTCAACAAACTATTAGTGGTGTAACTGGCATTATCGGTAGCGTAGGAAGATTAGGAGCAGTAACAGGCAACAAATCTATTGCCAAGAGTGCAAGAGAAGTTAATAGTGTTATAAATGCAACTAATCAAATTAATAAAGCATTGAACACTATAAGTAGTTCAAAAACTATAGTACAACAACTTGGAGGTTTGGGTAGAATACTTGGTTCTGTCGGACAAGTTGGTAGAGTGTTTGGAAAGAAAAATCTAGTAGCAAATACAAGAAAAGCAGGAACCGTAGTATCTAGCACACAAGGTATTCTAAGAGGAATAGATAGAATCGCTACAAGTAAGAACATAAACACAACATTAGGAGCATTAAATTCTATAATAAGGAGTTCTAGCAGGATTCAAGGTGTATTAGGAAACAGAAGCAAATCAAGTGGTATGTCGATGATTCCGGGAGGTACATTAAGTATCGGATCGGTAGTAAATAAATCTTTAGGTAAATTAGGCATACCTAAGAATCCTGCTCTTGCTGGTATTATTACTAGTGCTGTTACTGCCGCTATCAATAATATTGCTTATCCTAAGGCAGTAAAAGGTGCTACTGGACTGCCTAGAGGAATAACAACACCGTCCGGTATTGCAGGATCTATTGGATTTGACGGTCTCAATGGAATACAGCAAGATATTTCTAAGTCACTGAGTGGTTTGCAATCTTTGGGTAAAAATCTAACTTCTTTAAGTGTTAGTGATTTGAGTGCAGGTGAGGCTGCTCAGTTGAACGCTGCTATGGGAGCTATAGGTTTCGGCGGCGCCGGCGCAATAAAAATGCCATCTATCGGTGAAAAGACATTTGACACATCATCTGTCTCTGCACAAATAAGTTCCTTATTAGAAGATTCTAGAATTCCTAAACCAGATTTTGGAGACGAACCTGATTCAGGTGGCATAGCTGCATTAGAGGCTGCAATTCAAGCTAATAACGCAATTGATGCAGAATTTAATTCGCTAGAAACCCTACTAGGACAAGTTGACCAAGCCAAAGAAGAATTCTATGCATTGGAAGCATCATTGCCACCGGGTTCATTGGAAATTGAAGAAGCTAGAAATCAATGGGTTCAATTGCAAATAAAAGCAAATGCAATATTAGACAGCATTGAGAACAAAATTAACTACTAAATACTATCATGCCACAGTATATAGGTTTCAGCACTAGGGGTGCAAATTTACCAAAAACAACAAATCAACCTACTGGAAATGATGGGGGAGTTGGCACGGTAAAAAAATCATTGAACACGGGTAGGAAGTTTAGATTAGTTGACGAAGCACTTGTTATCAATGATTTTATAAATGCAATTAATATTAAACAGGGCGAAAAAGTAGGACAACCGGGATACGGAACAACACTTTGGAGCTTTGTATTTGAACCCAATACAGCCAATGTACAATTTCAGCTTGAAAATGAAATTAGAAGAATTGCCAATTTAGATCCACGATTATTATTGAATTCTGTAAGGGCTTATCCACAAGAAAACGGAATTCTTTTAGAAATAGAGTGCGCTGTAACACCATTCAATCAAGCACAAGTTTTGAGTCTGTTTTTAGACCAAGGCACAAATCAAGCTGTAATTCAATAACACCGAAAAAAAGACGGTTTTTAGGTATGATAAATACTAAAAAGAGATAAACCTATGGCTACAAGTTCACGACAATCTGCAATTTTCGGTGTAAATGACTGGCAAGCAATTTACCAGACCTTTAGAGAAGCCGATTTCAGAAGTTATGATTATGAAACTTTGCGTAAAAGTTTCATCGATTATCTGCGTGTATACTATCCTGAAACTTATAATGATTTTATAGAATCCAGTGAATTCATTGCTTTATTGGATGTTATAGCATTTATGGGTCAAGGTCTTGCGTTCCGTAACGACCTAAATACACGTGAAAACTTTATTGATACCGCTGAACGCCGTGACAGTGTAATTAAATTAGCTAACCTAGTAAGTTATACACCTAAAAGAAATTTGGCAGCGCAAGGTTATCTAAAGGTTGTAAGTATACAAACAACTCAGAACATCAGTGATCTGAATGGAACTAATCTAGGTAATCTTCCTATATTATGGAATGACCCTGCAAACCCTAATTGGTTAGAACAATTTAACACAATCATTAATGCTGCGTTAGTAGATACACAACGAGTAGGCAGACCTGCAAACGTAGCAGATTTGTTAGGTGTTACAACAAGCGAATATACTGTAAGAATTCCAAATAATACTCTACCTATAATTCCTTTTTCATCTACAGTAGATGGTGTAAACATGAACTTTGAATTGTGTAGCGTAACTAGCGTAGATGCAGATTACATGTACGAAATACCACCGGCACCAAGTGGACGCTTTAACATGCTATACCGTAATGATAAATTAGGTTACGGTAGTCCTAACACAGGATATTTTTTCTATTTCAAACAAGGAAATTTACAAAACTACGATTTTAGTTTAGAACAACAAATTGCCAACCAGGTCGTATTTATTGGTGATATACAGGGGGTGAATAACGAAGATACATGGCTGTATCAGTTAAATGAAAACAACGGAACTAGAGTTCTTTGGAGAAAAGTAGAAAACATCTATGCTGACGCTTATTTACAAACAGAAACAAGTAACAGAACTATTTTTTCAGTTTCTTCTAGATTCAATGACCAAGTCAGTTACGTATTTGGAGACGGTGTATTCAGTCAAATTCCAGTAGGAACATTTAGAGCATATGTACGTGCAGGAAACGCATTGACATACACAATTGATCCTACTGAAATGCAAGGCATAACAGTGTCCTTTACATACATAAATCGTTTAGGCAAATCTGAAGTTATGACTTTAGGATTAGAGTTGCAATTGCCCGTAAGTAATGCACAAGCACGTGAACCCATAGCTCAAATTAAACAACGTGCTCCTACTAGATATTACACACAAAATCGCATGGTTAATGGTGAAGATTATAATAACTTCCCATATACATTATACAGTTCAATTATTAAATCTAAGGCTATCAATCGTAGTAGCATTGGTGTTAGCAAAAATCTAGACTTATTAGATCCGACAGGAAAATACTCTAGTTTAAATAGCTTTGCTTCCGACGGCGCATTATGGCAAAACACAGATGACGGATTCTTATCACTCACAATTAACACTGTGGGAAATATCATTACTTTCTTAACAGATTCTTTGGGAAGTGTTTTATCTAGCAACAGAGTGGTTCAATATTACACACAAAATTTTACACAATATTCAGTAAACAATGCGTCAGGCGATGGAACTGTATATTGGAATACTAGTACAGTTGATGCTAATTCGTTAACAGGTTACTTTTATAATATTACTGATGGCAGTCCTTTGCCTATCCCCATAGGAACTTATTCAACAAATAATGTCAAATACGTAACACCAGGCGCATTAGTCAAGTTTGTTGCACCTAGTGGTTTTTATTTTGATAAAAACAATCGTTTAGTAGCAGGTATACCTGGCGCCAGTGATCAAACGTATATATGGACAACGGTGTTATCAGTTATTGGTGACGGATACAATAATGGTCAAGGATCGTTTGCGAATGGTACAGGTCCTGTAACACTGAATCAGTATGTACCAAACGGTGCTATACTTACTACTGTTCTGCCATCGTTTGACAATTCTCTGTCTAATGAAATTGTACAAGAGTGTATCATTAGAATGGAATTGCAACAAAATTTTAGCTTAGTGTTCAATAACTCATTAACTATCGCACAAGACAGATGGAGTATTCAGCAATTCGACAATCCAAATTGGTTCGTTAAATTTGAAAGTTTAGCAGGCGGAAGATATACAGTCACCTACAGATCATTACGTTATTATTTTGGCAGTGTAGAAGATACCAGATTTAGCTTTGAACGTGACAAGTTGGTGTACGATCCACTAAGTGGAAAAATTTTACAAGATTTTATCAAAATTCTAGCTACCAATACACAACCAAATAGCAATAATGCATTGGCTAAAGACATACAAATTAACATTGTAGGACAGACAGTCGAAAGCGACGGATACATAAATGATTTTGAAGTCGAAGTAGCAAGTAATGACATAAACAACAGAGGTCTAATAGTAAGTCCCGATTTCTTTCAAACTGTAACAGGTTATGTCACGGGGTCAGCTAATACTGGAATATATGTATTTTTTGAATTAATAGAGGATGCTATTAATCTATCAAGATATCAAATTGTTCCAACGACTGCTGTAGTACAGTATCAAACTAAAACTCAAATCGAAGTTTCTAAGTATGACTATCCATTGGGTCAGTTATTTTACGCTTTTGGAGAAAATAAATTTTGGAAATCTGTACAAGACAATACAGTTACAACACCATATTACATTTTAGAAGAACAACCACAATACTCTATTCAATATGGTCGTCAAGGATTGCAATACCAATATAGACATAACAGCAATAATACAACAAGAATCGATCCTGCAACTACAAACATTATTGATTTGTATGTAGTGACACAGAGTTATTACACACAGTATCAAAATTATATACAAGATACTACCGACACTGTGCCTATGCCACCAAAACCAACAATCAATGAGTTGAGTGAGGAATATGGACAACTAAATAATTATAAGATGTTGAGCGATAGTGTTGTATTGAACAGTGTAGTTTTTAAGCCTTTATTTGGACCTAAAGCAGATCCAAATCTTAGAGCTACTATAAAAGTGATCAAATCATCTACAACAAACGCAAGTAACAGTGAAATTAGAAGTTCGGTATTAGCAGCAATGAATACATATTTTGATATTAACAATTGGAATTTTGGAGACACATTTTACTTCTCTGAGTTGAGTGCATATTTGCACGACCAGCTGGGAGAACTAATAAGTTCGGCAGTATTAGTACCTAACGATCCTAATATGAAATTTGGAGATTTATATGAGATAAAATGTTCCCCTTATGAAATTTTCGTAAACGCTGCTACCGCAAATGATGTGGTAGTTATAGCTGCATTAACACCAGCTGAATTGCAAATTGCTTGAGTAAGTAGATATGGCTACCAGAATCAGAACATTAAACTTTCTTCCAGAAATATTTCAAACAAAAACTAACGCACAGTTTTTAGCAGCCACGTTAGATCAGGTAGTGGCTCAACCTGAAACGAAAAAAATTGAAGGATACATTGGAAGTAAATTTGGTTATGGTATCGATGCAAGAGACTATTACGTAACAGAACCTACAAAGGTTAGGACAGATTATCAATTAGATCCAGGTGTTGTTTTTACAAAAAAGAATGAATCAGTCGCACAAGATTTCATCAGCTATCCTGGCATATTAGATGCACTAAAACTAGAAGGTGGTTTGGTTGATAACAATAATCGATTATTCAACAGTGAATTTTATTCTTGGGATAGCTTTACTAATCTAGACAAAATCATTAATTTTAATCAATACTATTGGATTCCTGAAGGACCTGCTAGTGTTGTTGTATCTAGTGAAACAGTTTTTTCGACCAATGACTATGTGGTAAGAGACTTACCTAACGGTTATAACATAGTACCATTAACTGCATCCGAATCTGGAGGAAGTGTCAATCCTACAATTACTCTTTTAAGGGGAGGAACATACACTTTTGCAGTTAATCAATCTTCTCAATTTTGGATACAAGGTCAACCTGGTGTAACTGGATTTAGTCCTACACAACCTAATTTACAAACAAGAGATGTTTACGGAGTTAACAACAACGGCGCAAGTGTGGGTGTCATTACATTTACTGTACCGCCAAAAGATGCACAAGACGAATATAACTTACCGGGTAACAATTTAGTTGATGTTGTATCGACTGTTCCATTTAGTTCTATTAATGGGCAACCCGTTAGTGCTTTAGGAAATATAGACGGAGTAACATCACTAGAAAATTTAACAGTGATGTTTTATAACACAGGAGAACCAAACGAAGTTGGATACGTTTCAAACTTCTTTGACTTTACACCATATGATGAAAATAACAATTTAACAGGTGCGGTCACAGTTACCGTAACTGCTACAACTGCAGGAACAAACGCTATTACTTGTAACAGTACGGCTAATCTAGCAGTTGGTAATGCTATTACATTTACTGGTACTCCTTTTGGTGGTTTAGCACAATATTCAGCTACATTACCAAATACAATTTATTTTGTAGAATCTATAATTAATTCTACACAATTTACTGTGTCATTGTCGGTTGGTGGTCCTGAGGTAATACTTTCCACAGCTACAGGATCATTGACAGGTAACGCTAATCAAGGTTTGTATGAGCAAGGATATTACACTAATGTAAATGAAAACTTTTATAGAATTACTTACGTTGGTAGTCCGTCTGAACCAGTAATTAGATTGGTTCCGTATGCTGAAATTCCTATCAATGAAAAAATAACTGCGGTATACGGTACGCAATGGATATCTAGAAATTTTTATAGAAACAATCTAGGTACTATATTATTGATACCTTACATTAGTGCTCCATTAGATACTTTATATTACCAAGACGGTTCTTCTACAACAAAAGTAGGAATTATTCGTATTATTGAAAGTAATGCGTTGAACACACTTGATGTAGAACGTGATATTTTGAGTCAATTACAATTTACAGCTACAAATGGTGTTGTGTTTACTAATGGATTAAAAGTTAAGTTTCAAGGAGACGTTGTTCCTACTAGTTATTTAACCGGAGAATACTATGTAGAAGGTGTTGGTAGTGGTATAGAATTGCTACCAGTAGAAAATTTCATAGCACCCGAATCCTTTACGGCTAGTACATATGATCCATGGGATACTTTACCGTGGGATGCTTCAGCATGGGAAGGTAATTCTTACATTCCAGTGACACCAGATTATATTACTATTGCAAGAAATTCAATAGATAAAAATGCGTGGTCAAGAAGCAATAGATGGTTTCATATAGATGTTATAAATGCTACTGCAGGATACAATAATAATCCAAACTTAATAACATTATATGCAACACCGCAGTATAAAGCTAAAAGACCTATCATAGAATTTTATCCTAATTTGAAGTTGTTTAATTCAGGATCTGAAGGAAAAAATCCAGTAGACTTTATTGATCTTAGAACTACTGACGCTTTTAGTTTAGTAGCAGGACAACAAAATTATTATCCAGATGTGGAAGTTTATACTGATTACACCGCTACAATTACATCTACAAATTATACTCCTAATAGAAGTTTGAATTCTTACAATCTTGCATCTAAGCGTTTCACCTGTGACTCTACAGCAGGTTTTAGAGTTAACGACATTATTGTATTCAACGACACACCTCCTGCACTAGGCATTACAACAGGTGCAACCTATTATGTTTCAGAAGTTGTTTCAGGAACATTATTTACAATCTCATCTACTAAAGGTGGCGACAATGTTGGATTTACTGTTGATTTGCCAACAGGTCCTTATATTGGGCCGTGGTCTCTTACTTGGACACCACAAAGTACCACTATAACTGTATCTGCCTCTGATATAACAGGAGCATTTAGTGTTGGTCAATATATAACTGATTCTACTAACCAACTTCCTAGAAATTCTCAAATCGTTTCTATATCAGGAACCACAACCATTACATTGGACGTAGAATGGGAAGAAGGTTCGTCAGGTTACATACCGACAACTACAAATGCTATGTTAATCGCAACTGACACAACCAATGACAACTACTCATTGTTTGAAGGATCAACAGTAATATTTGCTGCGGATACTAATCCAGATGTAAGAAATAAAATATACGTATCTAGATTTTCAACAGTAAATGGTTCATCTATTCCGGTAATTACATTAACTGAAGTCCAAGACGGAGATGTATTGGATGAACAGCAAACAGTTGCATTACGTGGATACTTTAATCAGGGTAAAGAATTTTGGTTTAATGGTTCAAATTGGGTTGATGGACAACAAAAAACAGATGTGAATCAACCACCGCTGTTCGACATTTTTGATAGTAATGGTATAAGTTTTGGTAATTCTGATATCTACGTGGGTACATCTTTCGTGGGTTGCAAACTGTTTGCATATGGATTAGGATCAGGATTAGATGATAGTATATTGGGATTTCCTGTTAGATATAGTTCGGTAGATAACGTGGGAGATATAAGTTTTGATGTATCATTAAATTTGGATACATTTGATTATGTACAGGGAAATTCTCCAATAACACAAAAAGTTAATACTGGATATGTATTCCAATACAACAATAGAATTGAATACACTAGACAAATAGGATGGCAAACTGCTGTATCCCCTAGTGTACAATACCAAATCTTCCAATTTGACTACGATGCTTTGGTGCCAAATTTGGTATACAAATGTGATATTAAAAAACTTGATAGTAGTGATATTAACTGGCCTACAGTAGAAGTTTATTTAAATAATGTATTATTGTCTCACAGTGAATACACAGTTTCTACCACAGATGATTCTACTACAATCACATTAACTGAATATCCAGTAACTGATACTGTAGTTCAAATACTGTTATTGAGTAATCAAGTGAGTAAAACAGCTTATTATTCAATTCCTATTAATTTAAACAACAACCCATTTAATAACGACATAACAATTGCTAACGTTGGAGATATCAGAGGTCAATATCAAAGTATGTTTTTCAATAATCCTGATAGCGAAGGGCAGGTATTCGGGCCTAATAATTATCGTGATTTAGGAAACATGGTTCCGTGGGGCAGCAAGATCATACAGAACAGTGCAAGTGTAGTTCTTCCTGGAACATTCCTGCGCAAACAAGAACACAACCTATTCAATGCGTTAATGTTTAATAGTAAAGAGTATGTTAAGTTTAAAAATTTACTAGTTTATACAGTACAAAACGCAGATTATGCACAACGATATGATCCTTCAACTATGCTAGATGATGCATTGGATCAAATAACAGCAGCAAAGACAGACAATCAACCATTCTTTTGGTCTGATATGTTGCCAAATAAAGCTGCATTTATTTCAAACACATACTCTTTTGCGAACAGTCTAGATGTAAGTATCTATCCTTTGTCAAAGGTATATGATTTCAGTAAAGCAAATTATAGCGGAGTATTAGTTTACTTAAAAAGAAGTGTAAATGGTACTGTTGTTACGAAACAATTAATAAAAGGTACAGATTACATTGTCAGTACAGATGCACCTTCTTTGACAGTCACAGAAGATTTGCTGCCAGGTGATGTAATCATAGTGAAAGAATACAATCAAACTTATGGTAGCTATGTTCCAAACACTCCTACTAAATTAGGACTCTATCCTGCTCATATTCCGCAAGTTGTTTTAGATAGCAATTACGCTACGCCTACGTATTTTATAAAAGGACATGATGGATCATATACAAAGCTATACGGAGAATATGATCCTATAAACAATATATTAATTGATTTTCGAGACCAAGTATTACTTGAATTTGAATTAAGAATTTACAACAACTTGAAGTTAAGTGCTACTATTCCTATCGAAGAATATGAAATAGTACCCGGCTTTTTCAGAGAAACTGACTACACGTATGAACAGTGGTTATATATGTATAGTTCTAGTTTCTTGAATTGGATTGGTCAAAATCGTTTAGACTATAAAACTCAGTTATATAACAATGCCAATACTTTCACGTATAACTATTATCAAAGTGGAAATGCTTTAACAGGTGCACCAATAACACAGGGCTATTGGAGAGGAATATATCAATATTTTTATGATACTACTAATCCAAATACTGCGCCATGGGAAATGCTAGGATTCACTGAAATGCCAAGCTGGTGGACTAATAGATACGGTCCAGCTCCATACACAAGTGATAACTTAATTTTATGGAGCGACTTAGCAGAAGGTATAAATTGGAATAATGGTAATCCTATTGTTATAGAAAAGGCTAAGAGGCCCGGATTGTTAGAGGTGATTCCCGTAGATGAGTCAGGAAATCTCTTAGAACCATTGGAATGCATAGTAGGAAACTACAATCAAAAGCTATTTAGGCGTGATTGGAAGATAGGTGATAACTCACCAGTGGAGTTAAGCTATAGACGTAGCAGCACGTATCCATTTGACTTAATACGACTAATGGCATTGATGAAGCCTGCACAATTCTTTAACTTAGCTGTGGACCTTGACAACTATAAGTTTAACACTGAATTCAATCAGTATTTGGTCAATGACAGAAGCCACCTAATTATCAAAGATATTCAAGTTTATGGTAATGGCATTGCTAAAACAAGTTACTTGAATTGGATCGTAGATTATGAAAAACAAATAGGTCTTGCAGCAACAGAAAACATAACAGAACTGTTGGATAACTTAGATGTTCGTTTAGTTTATAGACTGGCTGGGTTTAGTGATAAAGTGTTATTAAAGTTCTTTGTAGAAAAAGGAACTCCAAACTCTAACAATGCTAGCTTACTAATACCAGACGAAAGCTATAGTGTGTTATTGTATGATAATCAACCATTCAATAGAATAGTCTATTCTGGAGTCATAATACAGATTTCTGATGACGGTAATTATCTAGTATTTGGTAACTCGCAAACTTCTGCGTATTTTACAACATTAAAACCAAAATTTGCCGGCAACTGGCAAACATTTGAAGTAGAAGGCGTAAACCTACGAATAACAAACGATCACTATGAACAAGAGCAATTTGTGCCATATGGTACTAAATTCTATTCTATACAAGAGGTTGCACAGTTTTTAGCTGATTACGGTGCTTATTTAGAATATTTAGGTATGCAGTTTAAGGAGCAAGAAAACGAACTTACCTTAAACTGGGATCAAATGATCGCAGAATTTATGTATTGGTCTCAAACTGGTTGGGAATCTGGAAGTGTGGTAACCTTAAATCCTTCAGCAAAAACACTGGTTATAGACAAAGACAGCAACATTGTACAGCCATTGACAATACAACAATCTAATTTTGTGTTGAATCAAAACTTGTATCCTATACAACTTAACGATTTGGCAGTCATTCGTGAACAAACAGCCTTCTCTGTGTCAGCGTTAAATGATGGTGATACTATATCATACGGCCAATTTAACTTAAGTAATTTTGAACATGGTATTGTTTTTGACAACGTTACATTGTTCGGTGATATCATTTATAACTTGACTACTGGACTAAGACAAACACGTATTACGTTACGTGGAACTAAATCTGCTCTTTGGGACGGTACTGTAAATGCATCTGGATTCATATACAATCAAAACAATATTAAAGAGTGGAGCAAACTTACCAAATATACTAAGGGTGAGATTGTCACATATAAAAACAAATATTGGATAGCTACTAAAGTTATACAAGCAAGCGAAATATTCAAAGAGGAAGATTGGAAGAGAACAGACTACGATGAAGTACAAAAAGGTCTGTTACCTAACCCAAGTACCAGAAGCTATGAAAGCACATTGTATTATGATATCAATCAAGGAAATCTTGAAAAAGATGCAGACCAACTTTCATTTAGTTTAATTGGATATAGACCTAGAGATTACTTAGCATTGGCTGACCTTACAGATATTACTCAGGTAAATATCTATAGAAATCTAATTAAAAACAAAGGCACAAAAAATTCTGTCAACGCATTTAGAGGTGCTAACCTTCCACAAGGTGGTATAGACTACGAAGTGTATGAAAACTGGGCAATTAAAGCCGGTGAATTTGGTGGAGTGTTAAATAATAATTTTGTAGAATTTAGATTAAATCAAAAATACTTGACAGGCAATCCTTCTATTGTAGGGTTAACAAATGGACTATACAACACAGGTGTGCAACAAGAAGTTCCTCTATATTCTGTGTTTAATTACGAAAGACCAATAACCAACGTAAATGTTTTATCGACAATTTCACCAGATGAACCATCTTCTATATATCCAACAGCCGGTTATGTAAATTACAACGATGTAAAACTTTCTGCATTTTTCTATTCACAACTACCAATTGGTGTTAATAAAAATGATGTTGTTATTCCTATACAACAATTTTTTGTTAGAGATTATGCTTGGGTAGCAAATTACAAAGAAAGATGGGAAGTATTTACCCCATCATCTATGGGCCAAGTGATTAATGCTAAGAACAATTTAAATGAAACCGTTACTATTACTTTCGACAGGCCACATAATTTAACACAGTATCAACCATTTGCAGTTGTAAATTTTGATGATAATATTGATGGATATTATTTGGCGACAGTTGTTATAGATTCATTCAAGGTATTGATTAATAAGGTACTCGATGTAAGCATTAAGAATATAACAGGTCAGGGTGTTGGTCTTAAACTAACATCTCAACGTGTAGCAACCCCTGCGGATATCTATTCATTACCGCTACTCAATACAGAGTTTACTAAAAATACGGTATGGGTAGATACAGATACCAACGGGTCATGGGGAGTATATCGTAAAGGTCTGAACTATCAATTAGAGGATCAATTAACAAAACCATTATCAGAATCATTGGGTAGTGCTGTTGCAATAGGTCAACAACTAGGTTACCTAATAGGTGATGCAGATGACGGTAAAGTTTATAGATATACCTTTAACAGCCTAAGTGAAACATATCAATTAATACAGACTTTAACTGGTGGTACTAGTTTTGGTTCTACTATTTCTTACTCAGGTGATTTGTATGCCATAGCAGAAACGAACGGAGCAGGAAGAAGTGTTAAGTTATACCAATTACAAAACACTCCAGAATCTGATGATTTGGTATTATATCAAAATATTCCCTCCCCGGTAGTTACTGTCTGGGGATCAGCAATATCCATATCAGGGGATCAGTATTGGATTTACATTTCTGACGTAAACAACAACACCATCTATGTATATAGAAGGTCTTATATTCCAACTCCAGCTGGTAATTTTGTTCCCGGAGAAACGTATACTATTTCTAGCTTGGGAGATACCGATTTTACTTTAGTTGGTGCTACTACAAACGTAGTGGGAGTTTCATTTATTGCCACCGGTGTAGGAACAGGATCTGGTATAGCTATAAACTCCACTTATAAACAAATTACTACTATAGATGCTAACGCATTAGTGTTGACAACTCCTGGAGATAACTTTGGTACTTCTATTAGCACCGATTATGATGGTGATTGCTTTGTAGTAGGGACCCCAAATCAAGCCAACGGTACAATTAGTAATTGGGGTTATGGATATATATTTGATAGACTTGTTCAGAATATAGAAATTCAAAACAATGTAGTTCCTGCTACATTGCAGTTAGCATGGACTCCAACAACAGTACAAAAGACAGTATCTGCTACAACATCATCTGGTAATTTTATAACGTTGAATAACGTCACTAACATTTCTGTAGATGATCCAATAGTATTTACAACATCTGGTTCTAACTTGTCAGGCACTAATATTGTTAGCGATAAGGTTTACTACATTGATAGTATTGTGGGAAGTACAATCACCATCAAAGAATCACGTTTTGCTACAACTGAACTTACACTAGGGACTAATGGATCGGCCTCAGCAATAGCACATGTTCAAACAGAATCGCTATTGGTATACAAAAACGGAGCATTGGTTGAAGATAGTAACTATGCGGTTATTAATGATACGCTACTGTACACAGGAACATTAACCGCAGGTGATATCTTGACGGTAAGTGGTAATGAAATTTATCATATTCAAACTATAACAACTGAAGAATCACCACAAATTGGTGCACAATTTGGTATAAGTTTGGACACTAACACACATGCCAGTGAAATAATCGTCGGTGCCCCCTTCCAGTTGAATTCTCAGCTAGAAGAAGGTGTTGTATACAGATTTACAGATAGCGGTGCAAAATATGGTACCATCATCGGAACTCAAAATTGTAATGTAATAGCACCTAGAAAAATTTTGATTAATGGATATCTAGTGTACGTTACCCCCGGTGATGCAACTCACGTAGCAGATATTATTAAGTCAGTAAATATAACCAATGTAACCGCTAGTGCATTAGAAGGAAAGCTTGTCATATCTTTAATTAATTCAGATTTGGCACCAGTCAATGAAAAGTTATTCATTAGTGTAGATGGTATTTCTACGTTAGCAGAGTTGGGCATACAAATTTTCACACAAACACAAGACATTACATGCCCTCACACTCAAGGACCTACACAGTTTGGTACAGTAGTCAAATTTAACGAACATGATAGTTTTGTAGCTAGTGCCCCTGTAGGAACTAGGTATTCTGCTACGACATTTGATTTCATTGACGACGAAAATCAAGACAATGATACTATATTTGATAATAACGCTACACAATGGATAGATGAATCTCCAAACTTTGGCGCAGTGTATATGTTTGATTATCTGTCACAATACAACGAAAATATTTACAACACTGGTAAATTTGTATACGCTCAAAGTATTAACAGTCCAAATATTGTTGCTACACCATTCAATACTTACAACCAAGATAGTGATGTTACAGAAAACAATCAACCAAGATATGGAACAGCACTAGATTTTAATGAATATTCTGTTATAGTTGGAACACCTCTCGACACTGGATCAACATCAGGATCTACATATTCTGGTTCTGTAACTACCTACCTTAACAGTCTAGGTGTAAAAGATTGGTCTTTATATAGATATTCATCTTCAGTGGTTGATATAAACAAAATTTTCAATTTACAAATTTTTAGCGCCGAAACTAACAATACGCTAATAAACCTAGATTATATAGATCCTATTCAAGGAAAAATTTTAGGAGCAGCAAGAGAAAACATCGACGTAGTATCTAATGATGATCCTGCAATTTATAACAACATTCCAACTGTACCAGGTGGCATTGTTTGGGGTGCAAGTCAAGTAGGTAAAATTTGGTTAAATACAACTAATATGCGTTATGTAGACTACCATCAAAACGATGATGTAGTATACAATAGTCAATATTGGGCTACTTTATTCCCGGGCAGTGATGTTGCTGTATATAGTTGGATTGCAAGTAATGTAATACCTGCAGAATACCAAGGACCAGGTACACCTTACCAGATAGATTCTTATTCTATACAATATGTGATTAATCCAGCCGGATCACTAACACCGGTATATTACTATTGGGTGCGTGATACAAACACTGTTTTCATTAACAGTGGAAAAACTTTAGCTGACTCGATCATTGCATCGTATATTGCAAGTCCAAAAAATTCGGGTATAAGTTATTTTGCACCAATACTTCCCAATGTATATGGTTTGTACAACAGTGATGAATATATTAACGCTACAGATTCTGTATTACATATCGGGTTTGCTACAGGAAACAATGATGATCCTGCACACCAACAATTTAACTTGATACGTGATGGATATTCTAGTGACTTTTTACCGGGTGTACCTCTATTTGCAGATCAAACTCCTGAATCACTATACGACAGAATGTTAGATAGTTTATGTGGCGTAGACGAAACGGGAGCAGTTGTTCCTAATCCATATTTACCACGTGCGGTACAAACAGGTGTTTTAGCAAGACCTAGACAAGGATTCTTCTTCAATCGATTCGTAGCATTAAAGAATTACTTACAGTACGCCAACACCGTATTAGCACAGTATCCAATAACAGAAATTCGCCAATCTTCATTCTTGACATCTTCGGGACCATTCTACGATACGGCCGACTATTGGGAATTCGTAAACTGGTGGGCACCGGGATATGATGATAATACAAAATCTACCTTACAAGTTCCTATATATGCGGACTTATCTACATTAACTGTTCCTGTAGGAACAATTGTAACAGTGTTGACCAACGTAGACGGTAAAGCAGAAACGTATGTGTACGAATCTACAGGTATTTGGAAGCGCATAGGTCTTGAAAATGGTACTATAGCTTTCAAAGCTGCACTTTGGGATTACACATCTGTACGTTTGGGTTATGGAGACAATTTCTTTGACACAAACTTGTATGATGAATATCCAAGTGAGGAAACTAGAAAAATTGTACGTGCATTGAACGAACAGATTTATGTTGAAGATTTGTTAATACACCGAAATAAGAGTTTGATTCTGTTGTTTGAATACATTCAAAGTGAAACATCTGAAAGTCAAAATTATTTGCCATGGTTGAATAAAACATCGTTTATTGATGTTTCTCATACTATACGTGAACTAAGACCGATTGAAGTATTCCAAAGTGACAATCAAGATTTTCTTGCGGGTTATCTAAACGAGGTAAAACCGTATCACGTTGTCATTAAAGAATTCTTATTCAAATACACAGGTGAAGAACTATACGCAGGAAATATTACAGACTTTGATTTGCCAGCCAAATATAATAAATCTATAGAACAATTCGTCACCCCCCAGTTAGTTTATAGCAATCCAAATGGTGTAAATCAATTCTTACCTTCTAATTCAATATGGCAAGAAGAAGAATATAAACAGTGGTTCGAAAATAATGGTGTCACGTTGACGGGAGAAGAAAACGTACAAATAACTACACTGACATCCTACATATCATTGAATACGGCATTCTTTGCAGTAGACAATGCACAAGGACTTCCTATCAACGGTGTGTTAAAAATCGGAAATGAACATATAGGTTATTCTACAGTTGACCGAGCATATAATATTGTATCTGGTTTAACACGTGGCGTGAACGGAACACAAATATCAGCACATATTCCCGGATCTCTAATATACATCGATTTACCAGCCGTGGTACTATTGAACAGTGGTAGAGGCTATACTGAACCTCCTAAAGTTATTGCATACATAGATCCTGTACTGTATCCTGAACCAACTAGACCTGCAATATTAACGGCAGTAATGAGTTTGGATAGCGTATTAAGTGTTAACGTTGAAGACCCTGGTGAAGGATATGCTGTTCTTCCTACTATCAAAATTGATCCTGCTATAGTTGTAGATTTTTCTAGTGCGGATGTAAGCACACTTACTAACACCATCAAATTATATGCTCCATTGTTACAAACAGGTGACTTAGTACAATATAAAGTTTTGAATGGTAGCACCCCAATTGGTGGTCTTGAAAATGATCAATGGTATTACATTAATGTACTAGAAACAGTACCTACAGTTATTGTGGGATTGTACACAAATTATTTCAACGCAATTAACAATCACGATAGAATTTCATTGTTCTCTACAGGAACAGGCAATGGACATTCCTTAAATTTGGGAGCAAGAGCCAGTGCAATATCTACATCGTATCCAATAAGAGAAAACAATATTACATTGAGATTTGATAGAACAAGTTATACTTCTCAAGTTATAGATTGGATTGCTGGTAGATATTACGGAGCATATTATGCGGGTTCGTATTCTAACAGTGAGTCTGTTGCAAGTTCATCCATTACATTACAAAGTAGCCAGCCTCCAATATCTAGTATATTAGCTAGTGCCCAAGGGGTTGCATTTGAAATTACGGATGTTAGAAACGAAAGAGTAGTAGCATATAGTTCATTCATTAGATATGTTCAAAGCACAGAAGTCACAGATAATTCAGTGAGATTAACATTGCAAGATGATGGATCAGGTAATCCTAACGCTTCGGGCGGTACATTAGGATTCTATATCGGTATGCCTATAAAATTTGTAGGTGAAGTAGGAACTAGTGGAATCGTAAATGAGGCAGTTTACTATGTAAATAGCGTATTAAATCAAACAGATTTTACAATATCATCAAATTCTTCAGGATCACCTATTGTCTCATTAGCAGATTACACAATTGGACCTGCTGGTCTTGAATGCTACGTAGGTGAAGTAACTGATACGGCTGTAATTACTGTAAATTATCCGGGAATACGTGGTGTGACAGAAACAATTTCTGGAACTAATAAATTGACTATTCCTCTAAATGTAACAGGAACAGGAGGAACACAGGGTTTCTATATTAATCTTCCTATATTCTTTACAGGAACTGATAACAGTTTAGCTAATAACGGTATCTTTGGTGGTATAGTAGAAAATCAAGTGTATTATGTAACAACAGTCGTTGACGACCAAACATTTACAATGTCAGAATTTACTGATCCATTGACATTTAATGTCTTATCAACTGACAGTGTAACAGATAACATTTCTATAGACGGAGACACAACAAAGATAAGTGTCAATGAGCCAGTCATATTTAATACCATGATTGTTGCGGGTTCTGAAGTTACTAATTTTGGTAATATAATTTCAGGCGAAACATATTATATTTCTGCAATTACAGGACCTAGTACTTTCCAAATATCCACTTCTGTAAACGGAGCAGTTTTTGCATTGTCTACAGTAACAGCAGCATCTAACACTTCAGCGTTATTAACAAGCCAAGCTAATACAGTAAACTTAATCAATGCGACCGGCGATACAATGGTTGTAAATATAAGCTTACCTGTAAGCCCTGGACAAGTTAATGGTCAAAGATTTACTTTATATGAAACTTCCGAACAATATCCTAATTTGGTAGGAACAGACGGATCATTAATTACTAGGGGATTGGCAGCTTTAATCGGTGAAAGAACCATCGATGGTAGTCCAGTAAATGTTAACCAGGTAGTCTTGTCTAACTTTAATCCTGGCGTAAGCGTAGCACTACAATTAACAAACATTTATATAAACATGCCAGTTGAAATTTCTGCTGACTTGTTTGATAGTGCATCTTTCTTAGAACCAGGAACAACGTACTATGTTGTAGATAAAGGAACTATTGAGGTTGAGGTAACTAACACATCTCAGATTACGACCGGCGTTACAGTAAATGCAGGAAGTTTTATTGTAGGCAGAACATATGTAATCGTAACAGTGGGAACTACAGATTTTACATTAATTGGTGCAACTTCTAACACACCTGGTTTAATATTTACGGCAACAGGTCCGGGTGCAGGAACAGGAACTGCTAATGTAGTTCGTAATCAATTAACTTGTGACACTACAGAATCGTTATTTGCAGACATGCCTATAGCATTTACTGGAGCAGGTATAGGTGGCGTTAATATCGATGTGGAATATTATGTAAAAGAAGTAGTTGATGACCATCATTTTACATTGACTAACACCCCTGGCGGTTTAGAAATTGTAGTTCAAACAGCTAGCGGATTAATGACAGGTATAGGTTTACCATATATCAAACTATCTACTACAGTGGGTGGTTCTGAGATAGATCCCGGCGACACTCAACAAAGTGCAGCAATTAACGTAGCTAGCCCTGCAGTTGTGACTGTAGCCGAAGCGCCTAGTAATGGAACTATAGTAATATTTAGGAACGGTACTCTACCGGGTGGAGTAAGTTTTGGTACTCCTTACTATGTACAAAATGCGACTGCAACAACATTTGAAATCTCTTTAACTCCTTCAGGCCTGCCAATAAATTCTACAGGGTCCGCGGGTACAACTACAATGATTATTTCTACGGAAACAACCATTGATCAAACCCCGTTAAGTACACCTCAGTTTGATGTAAGTTATATATTAGGTGGATACAGAGTTATAATTAGTACGCCTGCTTCAGGTTACGCAGTTGATAATACAATAACTATCGCCGGAACTAATATGGGAGGAACGACTCCTGCAAATGACTTAATCTTAACTGTTAATTCTATAGACAGTTTAGGAGCTATTACAAGTGTAATTTGTGCAGGTACGGTTCCAGGTAACTCTAATCAATACTACTTAAAAGTAATATCACCTAATGAATTTGAATTGTATCAAAATGCATTACTAACAGTCCCGGTTAGTGGATTAGGCTTACCTTATGTAGGTATAACAGAAACACCGGTCATGAGCGTTGCATCCGGCACAAACATTATAGCACTATATGACGGAACAGGTTTTGAAGTCAACGATGGAATTGTATTTACAGGCGATCTAACTGCAACAATAGGTGCCTTGCAAGAAGGTAAAACATATTATATCACCAGCAAAGCAACCAATGATATCACTGTATCTGAAGAACCAGGTGGTGCGGATGTGTCTATTGTTACAAGCACAACAGTAGAATTTACGGCTGCAAAATCGGGTTCATTTGCCCTACTACCTGAACCGTTTATATTCAATCAAAGTATAGTCAAATACAACAATCGTGTTTATGTTTGCGTAGTTTCGAATAATGACGACGAGTTTGTATTTGGTAAATGGGAATTGTTAGATAGCGGAGATCGTCGCCTAAATGCTATGGATAGAGTTTACGGATATTATGCACCTACTGTAAATATGCCGGGTATAGATTTATCTCAATTATTTGAAGGAGTTACATATCCTAATAGTATCTATTTAGGTAATGCCTTCCAACCCGATCAACAGTATCCGATTGACACAGTATTACAAGATCAAGCTTTCTATCCCACTTCAGTGGATATAAAGGCTATTTCTTGGAATGGTATAACATACTTAGCACCAGCAGATACCCCGACATATTCAGCAGTGTTGGGAAGTATAGATACAAATGAATGGGATATAACCAAGCTAGCTAATACTCCATTAAGTGTAACTGATATAATATACGCAGGAGGATATTATATCATTACTACAAACAACGCTGCTACCCCTGTATTCAGAAGTAGTGACGGTGTAACTTGGACAACTAACGGATATTACACTCCATATGGATCTACACCGTATAGTTCGACGCCATATGATATGACCGCGTTAAGTGTAGCCTCGATATCACTGAACTCGGTCGGATACAGAAATGGTATATGGGTAGCGGTAGGAGAAAATATTGTATCAAGCGATGATACCTATCTATGGAGAGAACGCTTTGTATTCACTAATCCATTGCTGACAAACGTATTGTACAGTGTATCAGGAATAGACACAACAAATTTTGCAGGATACATAGCAGTTGGTAAGGGACAACAATTAAACTATTCTACAGGCATAGGGGTTACAGAAGATATTAACCTAATACTAACTAGTTCTGATGGAATAAATTGGAATCAATTACCTTACGTATCCTCAAAAGGAATGTATGGCATAACGTACAACACAGCTAATATATTAACAGTAGGTGAAGACGGTATTATTTATATTAGCGATAATGGTACGAATTGGTTAGGTGTTAATGAAGTTAAAGTACTCAGTGCTAATGATTCTACCAATGAACTTAACGTAACTAGCACCGCAGGATTTGCAATTAATAATGAAGTTATCTTTACAGAATCATTTAATGTATTTGTTGCAGGAACATCGTACTATGTTGTTAATATTATATCATCAACACAAATACAAGTAAGTGCTACGTATGGCGGGTCCCCTGTTACTCTAAATGCATCCGATCCTACAGTAGACACATACATGCATTTACCGTATACATTCTCACTACGAGATGTTCATTACGCAAATGGTTTCTATGTAGCAGTCGGGGATAACGGTTTAATCAAAGTATCAAGTGACGGATACACTTGGACACCACACACTTCTGGTGTTACTGAAAACCTTAATGGAGTTACATACAATGCTGATGCGGGTATTTGGATTGCAGTCGGTGATAACAATACTATATTAACTAGTGTAAACAATGGTGTAACATGGGTAAGCACATCCGTGTTTGCGCCGCAGCCAACAATTTACGATGTACAAGGAGCTGAATTCACATTTGGTTATGGTCCTGAAGAATTGGTACCGGGCGTGGTTACGGATAATATTACTATGATTGTTGCAACAAGACCGGGTACTAATTGGGATGAAACAATTTATCAGCATGTTGGATACAACGTAGCATCTATAGAATTACAACCAACCTCAGGTACACAAACACAATATAGTTTTGATGTTGGAGGTGTAGAAAACGTTCAAAATCCAGCAGAAATAGCATTGTATATTATAAATGGTACAACTGGTTTAGGTACAGCAATATATGAAGGAGCCGATTACACAGTTGATTGGATTAATTTCACAGTAACCTTAACTGCACCTTTAACATATCTACCAGTATCAGATAAACTAAGAATAGACATATACGAAGTAGGAAATGGTAATCAATTAGTAAAAGCAAGCACGAAAACTGATCCAATACGCTTAAATGAAGTTACCGGTTGGAATGAAATCTATGTCAATTGCAACTATTCAGGTGAAATTTATGATGGTTCAGGAGTAATCAGACCTGCCACAAGTCCAGTAGACGCTATATGTATAGAAACAGATGCAGCATCTAACTCTATATTGTGTGAAGATGTATCAGGGTTTGTTTTGAATAATGCAATTACATTCCAAGGAACTACTTTCGGTGGTATACAAGAAGATACTACTTATTATGTGAAAACAATTAGTTATATTTCTAAAAGAATTACAATCTCTCTAACTTACAACGGTGGCACTGGAACAGCGGGCCCTACGTTATCATTAACAGATGGTACTGGGTATATGACTGCTATTATATCAACAGGTTCAGGATTAGTTTGGACAGATCCTATTATATACCATAACGGTAATAAGCTACTATTGGGTACTACTGGAACAGTAACTAGAACTAAAGCTAGCCCAATTAATACGGTTACATGTAATACAACCTCAGGACTATCAGTAGGAAATCGAGTGGTATTCAGTGATACGATGTTTGGTAATACTATAGTGCCGCAGACAACGTATTATGTTGCTTCTATCTATGATTTCAATGAATTTAGAATCTCTGAAGATAGTACCGCAACCTCTGCAGGTAGTTTCTTAGTAGGAGAGGAATATGTAATTACTACGCTAGGAACTACAGACTTTACATTAATTGGTGCAGTGTCTAATACCATAGGGGTTACATTTACTGCGACGGGTGCTGGAACAGGAACAGGAACAGCGTGGAAGATATTAGAACTAGATGCAGCAACAGGTGGCGCAGAATTTATTTCTAACGATTATACATTTGGCATAGCAGATAATGGAATTTCTGCATCTATCATATTCTCTACAGGAAATTACGATGCTTCAGTAGACTATATTACCTACACACTGTTTGGAGAAACTACTCCATTGCAATACGGATACACTTTACCTGAGACACAAGTATTTGCAGGTAATAATACTGTAGGGCCCTATAGTTTAGATAATTATGTAGGTGATGCTAATGTTGATAATGCAATTGTTGAAATAAATGGATTGAGAGTTACAGGAGCAGACTATACAATCGATCCTAACTTAAATGAAATTACGTTCACATCTTCAGTTGCTTCCAGCGATACTATAGCCGTAACAACATATAATTTAACTGATAGACAATACTTTAACACACAATATGGTTTAACAGGAAGAACAGTTGCTCAAATAGCTGATGTAAACAATACAATTACTGCGCCTCTAGCTGTTGTTAACTGTACGAATACCACAACAGGAACTAATTTGATAACTTGTGTGACAACTGCAGGCTTCGCTGCCGGACAAACAATTATCTTTAAGGGAACTGGTTTTGGTGGAATAGCAACAAACGGCACTGTTTATTACGTGAGTGCAGTAACAAGTGGTACACAATTTACAATTTCTGCAACACAAGGTGGTCCTGTTCTTGCATTGACCACAGCATCAGGATTAATGGTTGCGACTGTAGGTGGACAACCGGCAGTAAGGGTAACTACAACAAGCGCACACAACTTTACTTCACCAACTAATGGTAATGAACTTGTAAGAATTGACGGAACATTAGGATCTATTCAACTTAATAACAATGAGTACTATGTTCATGTAATTAATAGTACACAAGTCGATTTATACACTGAGCCGTACGATCCTGCAGTTACAGCCGTTAATTCACCAGTTACTAATATTTCTAGCTATATAAGCGGTAGTGGTGGATATATTTTTAATTCAGATTCTTATACTATCGTCACAACCGAAGTAACTGCAACATCAACTAGCCCAACGTTGGGTAATAGATTGACTGTTGCTGACAGTTCTATATTAATTGTAGGTACTCCTGTAATATTTACAGGCACTACATTAGGCGGAGTAAACTTAAATCAAACATATTATGTAAAAGAAATTCCTACTCCGACAACCTTTACAATATCAGAAACACGTAATGGTGATGAAGTAATATTAACTAATGATTCTGGCCCACCTAACATGCAAGTTACACAGTGGGAACAGATAAATGTCGATAGATTATGGGTTACTATTAATGGATATAGAGTACCTTCTTCTTCATTGAGGTTAAATTCTGATAACCAGTTAAGCATTTTAGCTGCAATTACTAGTGGAGATGAAGTCATCATAACTAGCATGATGCCGACTGCTACGCCAAATGAAGAAGTGTATCTGCTGAATGTAAACCAAGAAGAAGTGGGAACAGTGTATCGTGCAAACACACAAACTAGAACTTGGCTGACTCAACCATTAACAAACACAAGTTCTACTATATATGTCAATGATGTAACTCGTTTAACTGATGTTGTCGTTCAACAAGAAATTGCACCTGCTCCGATAGACAACATATATTCTATTGGATTAACCGCAGACAAACGAATTATTTCGGACATTACAGTTTATAACAATACTACTGGCCAATACATTGCTTCGAGTGCATTTAGTATAAAAATTGTCAATTTGTCACCGATCTTGCAGATTACAGCAGGGGCATATATTGCAGCAGGAAATTCTCTAACAATTACCGTTTTAGAAGGAAATCTATTGTATATTAACGGGGAACAAATCAAATTTACTACAGTAGATTTGGCTAATAATACACTGTCAGGATTACAAAGAGGTACAAATGGTACAGGTGAACAAACGTTTATTCCAAAATATGCAGAGGTGTTTGGATTATTGTCTAACAATGAAATGACTATTCCCGACTATTCTGAAACTTGGAATTCTAACGTATATTCCACAGAGGGAGATCCATTGCAGATAAGCATAACTGAGCCTGCAATTTTCTTAAGAACCGACATAAGTTGAAAGATAAATAAATATTATGAATGAAAAAACCTCAGAAAACAAGAAAAAAGAGCAAAAACCTGCTGAAAAGAAACCAAATGAACATCACCGGTCCGAAGGTTGTACCCACCACGCTGCTGCCAAACTGCTGGAAGACGAACAGC